CCAGAACTGATGTATAAAATATACGATTTTGTGAGTGACAACATATTTCGTATCAACGATAAGATAATTGGAGTATAACAAATTAGAAATGAATAAAAAGGAGCAGCAAGCAATCGACTTTCTTCGCAGCATGGAACGTGACGATCCGATGTGTTTAGGCTTTTCTGGCGGCAAAGATAGTGTTGTAATTCTTGACCTTGCAGAGCGTTCTGGTATAAAGTATAATGCTTTTTACGCAAATACAACGGTTGATCCACCTGGCACAATCAGTTTTATAAAGAAGAACTATTCACATGTTCAAATACTTCATCCAAAGAAATCATTCTTTCAGTTGGTTGAAAACAAAGGACTACCCAGTAGAATGAGGCGTTTTTGCTGTGAAAAGTTGAAGGAGCAATACGGTATCGGTCAGCGTACCATCGAAGGAATGAGGGCAGGAGAAAGCCAATCTAGAGCATTATATGAACCAGAGCAATGCGATATACGTAAGTGGATGAAAGGTGCAAAGCATATTCTTCCTATTCTAACATGGTCAGAAGTTGATGTTTGGAAATATATCCGGAAATACGGGCTTCCATATTCCAAGTATTACGATGCGCCTTACAATCTCTCCCGTCATGGTTGCGTTGGTTGCCCCCTTGCTGGATGCAAGCAGATGCGGACTGAATTTAAGATGTTTCCTGGCTATGCAAAGCGTATGATTGTCGCCATTGAACGAAACATGAACAACAAGCCTAATAATGTTCTTGCTAAGAATTTCAGTGATCAGTATGAAGCCTTTTACTTTTATATAAATGAAATGTCGATGCAGGATGTTAGACGTTTGAAAAAAGGACTTTTTCACTTTAATGCGAAAGAGGTTATACAGAAAGAAATTTTAAATCGAATAGAGTAAAACAAATCAGAAAGGAACTAACTATGGGATTTACAACACCATGTTTTATTAGAAAAAATACGGAGGAACTCCGTAAGAAGTTAGAAGATATAGGGTATAAAAACGCAGGTTCCTCAAATCATCACGATATAATATATACAGATACTGAACATGGAGTATATTTCACAACGTTCGCATCCAATATTACAGATGATGAGGTTGCGTATGATTGCAAATATAATAGAACCCTGTTCCTTGCTATTGCCGCACTGAGAGATGATACTGATAACAACCAAATGTTTATCAACGGCAAAGGAGATTGGGGTATATATCGAGACGGTTCTGACGGTGGATTATCGGGCATAGACTTTTATGGAATGCCTAACGACCTTAATGTGGACAATTATCATAAGGCTACAGTAGAAGAGCTAATAGAACACTTTAAAGGAAAGGAGGAATCATGCCATCATTTATAGCTCAACAGCCCAATGGTTTTTTCTGTCGCTTCAGCACAATTGTTGATACAGTGACTAACATTAACATGACAAGGGAAGACTATATAAACCTTTGTAAAAAGGAATTTGGAGAAGTGAAGGGTGAACAAGAAGCTCTAGATGTATTGAGTCATTATCTTAGACCTTTCCAGGATGTTTTAGATTGCTACACCCATTAAATGATTCAGTCGAAGAGTTTACACAACGTCTTAAAGGAATGGGATATGACGGTCCCTTTGAATATAGAGAGGAGGAAATATGAAGAATATTAAAGATTTAACAATCAAAGTAACTTATCGAGTTGGGCTTGGAAATGTTGAAGTCCCTGACGAAGTTTATAATGAATTAGCTAAAGCCTATGATGAAGGTGGTGATGTACCTGAATGGGATGATGAGCTTGAAAACGCAAAAGAATGGCTTAGTGATAATATTCGAGAAGCGGATGCAATGGAATGGGAATATGAGATTGATGATTTTCAAAATGAATAATTAAAAAAAATAAATTATGAAACAGACATTAGAAGAAGCCGCTAAACAAGGAGCTGAAGGATATAATATAGTTGGACAAGTTATTTATAAGTCCGGATTTAAAGCTGGCGCAAAATGGGAGAAAGAACAAGCAATTGAAATCCTTTCCTCCGTTTTAGAGAATTGGGTACATGGCGGTGATGCAGACTGTATCATTGCGGAGTTTGAAGAAAAAATTAATGTACAAATGGTAACGAATTAAAGAGAAAGGAGAAATAAAATGAGAGTATCACTTAAAAAGGCTTTTACCATATTAGATGGGAGGTTATCAACAAAAATGGATGATGTATATGAAATGCTAAATTTCATATTCTCCGAAAACCTTTATACACATCAAATTCCAACAGCTATGCGAAAGCTAAAAGAGCTTAATCCCGATTGGTTTTCGGATGGAGTAAACGTAGTTGAATCTATAAAGCAGAATTATAATACAAATGATTTTCAGGAGCTCATGGAGATTATTGATAAAGAGTTTTATGCTTATGAGATTGAGTTGGGAAAAGTTGAAGCGTTAATAAAATTTTCAGATGGATTATTCCCCGAAGAATAAATACTCAAAATAAATCAAGGAAGAAACTTAAAGGAAAATGATTATGCCAACAATACTAAGAGAAACTTATCCAACAGCCAAGAAAGAACATAGGTGTGAGTTTTGTTGTGAAAAGATAGCGATAGGACAAAAATATGTCCGTCAGACAAATGTCTATGATGGAACTATCTATGACTTTGTCACACATCAAGAATGTAATGAGGTAGCTCATGAATTGAATATGTACGATGATTGTGATGATTCAGGTTTAGACGGTGAATCCTTTCGTGAAAACTTGAACGCATACGTATATGCCAACCATTACGATGAATACACAGATGATGTTTATGCCAGTTGGCAATTGAATCATTATGAGATAGCGAAGAAAATATTGAAAGAACTTAAAACGGGGAAGTAAAATGGACCGTACAATAAAATTCAGAGGCAAAAGCATATACGATGAAGAGTGGCTGTATGGCTCTCTCATTAAGATCGAAAAGGATAGATATGCCGTCATTCCATCCTTAAACGATATCGAAATAGGGAAAAGCATCGGTATGTGTGAGGTTTGTCTTAAAACCATAGGGCAGTTCACCGGCTTGTATGACAAGAATGGTAAGGAGATATATGAAGGAGATATTCTCGGAACTGATATAATAACTGTAGGATGGGTAAAAGGTGGCGTCAGAGGCTATTGCTATGATGTCGTTTATATCAACCATCCAACAGGTGACAAAAGATGGTCGTTATATGGCACTGTAATGGAAGATTTTGAAGATAGAATAAAAGTAATAGATAACATCTACGATCACCCTGAATTAATTAAGGAGGAATAGCCATGCCAGCAAGTGAAGTATTAGACTTAATCATTAAAATAGCATTGTTTTTTATTAATGTTACAACCGTTGCCATTATCTTAATCATGATAAGCAAATGGCATGGGCGCATGGAGAATAAGCTGAACGATATACAAATGTATATTCAGCATGTAACGGACCGTAACGACATTGTATACATCAATCAGCTTGAAAGCCTCAAAAGAGAGCTTATAAAGGCTGAGCGTTACGAAGATGTAGAAAAGATAAGCAAGTGTATTGAACGGGAATACGATTATCTTAAAAGAAAGATGGAAGACAGAGAACAGATAATTAATCCTTTAAAATGATCATGAACCAAGAAATAGACAATAACCTTCTGGCGGAATGCTTGAAGGCTGCAATGAAAGAAAAGATGCTAAATAAAGACTGGGAAGTAAAGTTATGGGCTTGTTCTCGGTATAATGCACTAATCTGGGCTAAAAATGTAAAATAATAAATTTAAATCATTAACTTTGTGCTACATGTCAAGTGGCATGTAGCTAATATGACGAAAAGACATGGGATTATCAATAAAACAAGAAAATTTTTGTAATTACTATATAGAGTGCGGAAACGCATCCGAGGCATATCGTCGTGCATATCCAAGTAGTGAAAATTGGGCTGATAAAACTGTATGGGAAAGAGCATCAGTACTGCTAAAAAATAACAAGGTTTTAGCAAGGGTCGAGGAGTTGCAAAAGGAACTGAAAGACAGATCGGATGTGACTAAAGACCGGATCTTGCAGGAATTATCCGGTATTGCCTTTTCGTCAATCGCAAGCATGCATAATACGTGGATAGAAAGGAAGGATTTTGAAGCTCTTTCAGAAAGAGACAAGGCTGCCATCAGGAGCATATCAACGAAGGTTTTGAAGAAGAACATTGGCACAAGCGAAGATCCGGAGATCGTCGATGTGGAGTATGTGAAAGTAGAGCTTTACGATAAGATTAAAGCTATCGAGCGCATCTGCAAAATGCTCGGTTACGATTCACCACAGGATGTAAACGTGAACATAGCTTCCCCTATGACCAAAGAGGAAGCCAAACGAATCATAGAGGACTTATGACAGGAGAGGGATATGATTACATACGGGCATTTTGCTTGTCAGGGACATTAAATTATACGAGATACTTCTTTAAAGCAAGATTCGGTCGCAAATTTGTAGTAAATGACCATCACGTAAAAATATGTCAAGCCCTTGATGATGTGATTGATGGAAAGATAAAAAAGCTAATAATAAATATAGCTCCCAGATATTCCAAGACAGAATTAGTAGTAAAGAATTTCATCTCATATGGGCTTGCAATCAATCCATCTGCAAAATTCCTTCATTTATCTTATTCGGATGATTTGGCTAATGATAATTCAGAAGAGGTAAGGGATATAGTTAAGTCGGAAGAGTATAAGCGTGTATTCCCTTATGTGAACATCAAGAGAACAAGCGATGCCAAAAAGAAGTGGTATACGACAGAAGGTGGAGGAATGTATGCCACAGCCGCAGGAGGACAGGTTACAGGTTTTGGGGCCGGCGCCGTTGATGATAAGGACGATTTATCTAAAGCATTGGAAGAGTTCAAACCGTCTCCTAGATTTGCTGGGGCATTGATTATTGATGACCCTGTTAAACCTGAAGATGCAATATCTGATACTCCTAGAGAAAAGGTGAATCAAAGATTTGAGACAACTATAAGAAATCGTGTTAATTCAAGAAACACTCCTATTATAATCATCATGCAAAGGCTGCATGAGCATGATCTCTGCGGATATCTGATGGAAAATGAGCCGGGTGAATGGACTGTTTTATCCCTTCCGGCAATAGTGTATGAAAATGGGGAAGAGAAAGCTTTATGGGAATTTAAGCATACACTCGAAGAGTTGCATAGAATGCAAAAGGTAAACAGTTATGTCTTTGAAACTCAATATATGCAGAATCCGACTCCTATGGAGGGGCTAATGTATGGCAAGTTTAAGACTTATGAGACTATTCCAGTAACTAACAGAGCAATAAGAAAGAACTACACAGATACAGCTGATACGGGAAGTGATTATTTATGTTCTATTGATTATGTTGACACCGAGATAGGGAATTTCATTCTTGATGTTCTTTTTACGCAAAAAGAGATGGAGTTTACCGAGCCGGAAACAGCCAAAATGCTTACTAAGGACCAAATATCCAAAGCTAATATAGAAAGTAATAATGGAGGGAGAGGATTTGCTAGGAATATAGAAAAACAAATGCGGATGATTGGCAATCCCAAAACTCAAGTAAGTTGGTTTCATCAGTCAAAAAACAAAGAGGTCCGCATCTTTACCAGATCTTCCGAAGTGATGAATCTTACTTATTTTCCTACTGATTGGGAAAGAAGATGGCCGGAGTTCGCATCTCAATTGAAAACATATAGAAAGAAAGGGAAAAATGCTCATGATGATGCCTGCGACGCTCTTACAGGAACTGTAGAAATGAGGGGCGAAATAGATGTCTTATACTACAATAAAGAGGAGATAGGGACCGATAATCAAGTATTTGTTGAAATACATCCAAATATAAACGGATTATTTATAATGGTTTCTTATTGTGTTGTTGACAAAAAAATATTTCTGCTTGATTGCTTGTTCTCTGATTCATTGATTCCTATTGATTCCCTCATTAATAAAATTGATGGGAATGTACAAATGGAGATTCCTCTTGAGATGAAACATTACGCAGATGATTATAGAAAACTTATAGATTACAACTTGTGGGTAAGAGAAGAGATAACGGACAAGAAAAGTATGATTGAATCATACCAATCTATTATTAAGAATATTCGTTTCCCTGAAGCCGATAATTCGTTTTTTGCTATAATAGCTAACATGTCTGATTATGATGGAATTAATAGTTTTGAAGCCATGTATGTATTGTCTTGTATATGTTCTCGTGTGAAATCTTCAAGTATGATATAATTGCATAAAATAATTATCTATTTTTATTTGGACTAAATAGAAATAATTTCTATATTTGCGGTGAGGATAACAATCCCTTCGTGTGAAGATGCACGGAACCTATAACTTTTATGCTATCAGCCTTTTTGTTAGCATATATATATCCGTAAAGACCACTTCATCTCGTAGGGAATGGTTATCTCAAATCAGATAATCATTCTTTTTATGCTTAAATTAGGAAATTGGTTTCAAAAAAAGATTAATATATCTGCTCCTTCCATGAGGGAGGCGGTAAAGGCTATTGAAAAGGATTCTAAAGGGAATTTCTGGTATCTTACCAATTTCTTCTCACCATCAGGTAAAATTAGAAATGACTATGATCTAGCTTTAGATCAAGATAAAGCTGACTCTCTTCTTGTGTGTACTCCATTCTCTACTGTTATAAATAAAGTCGGTTCTCTCTTTGCAAATGGGAGAATATATGTTACAGACAAGGACGGAAACGAAAAAGAGGGATATAATAACATTAGGGAATTATTATCACGTCCTAATCCACTTCAAACAAGGGCTGGTTTTTTTAAAGAGATTGAGATGTCTCTAAAGCTTTTTGGATATTGCCCTATTTTTACTGTAAGATCGTCTAGAAAATCATTGCCGCTTGCAATGTATGTTATTCCTGCACAGATTTTTCACATGGTTTCTTCTGGTAAATTATTTCGCCAGTATGATCTGGGAGATATTGTTTCCAAGGTATATCTTGAATGGAATGGTTCGCAGGAGGAATTATCAGATGAAGATTACTTTGTAATCTATGATAGTTCTGCTAACATAAATGGTGTAAATCAAGATATTGATTTTTCGTCTGTCACTGATTCACTTTCTATGCCGGTTAATAATTGGATAGCGGCAATGACGGCTAGCTATCAGTTAATTGTAAATGGCGGTCCTAAAGGTATTATTTATTCTGATTATTCAGATAAAATGGGTAATCAGGTTATGACTCCAGATGAGAAAGAAGCTTTGGAATCTAAATTAAAAGAGAAATATGGCATTCTCAATAAATTTCCTATCCTCACATCAAAAATAAAGTTGGGATGGATTCCTTTAAATTATGACTCATCCCAGCTCAAACTCCACGAGGAAGACGAGCGGTGTAGTAGAAAGATTTGCAATGCAATAGGTATTGATTATAGCTTATTTGATGAGTCTAAATATGACAATAAAAGTATTGCTGAGAAATCTGCTTATCAAGGCCTTATTATTCCTGATTCAGAGAAAGTGACAGAAGCGCTGACGGAAGCTATTTGTCCCAAAGGTGTTTTTATAAAACTGGACTATACTCATGTTGATTGTCTTCAGCAAGATAAGTCGGCATCTTCTTCAGCATTTCAGAAAATGGCTTCTTCTTTAATACAGTTGGTCGAAAAAGGACAAATAACTCTTGATGAATCTAGAAATGAACTGGCTAAGTTCATTGATATTGATCCTGATAACCCCAAAGGTGAATTAAAAATAAATAACTCTATTGAAAATGGATAAAGCTAATAAATATAAGGGTAGGCTGGGGATGCAGTATAAGACATTCTCAATTAATTCAAAAGATGTCAACTATGACAGTGAAAGTCGGACGATCAGCGGGTATGCAGCTGTATTTGGCAATAAAGATAAAGCTGGTGATATCCTGATAAAAGGATGTTTCTCAAAAAGTATTCAGGACCGGGGACCGGAAAGTGCGGCAAATGACAAGATAATCGTGTTGTGGATGCATGACATGAATGAGCCTATCGGGAGGCTCGCTGTCTTGTATGAGGACGATAAAGGTCTCTATTTCGAGGCGCCAATTGATGATGTCCCGCGCGGTAACCAGGCTATAAAGCAGCTTGAGTCCGGTACATTAAATCAGTTCTCCATTGGGTATCAGTATGTGTGGGAAAATTGCGAATACGATGCAGAGAAAGACGCTTTTATGGTGAAAGAAGTAAAATTGCATGAAATATCAGTAGTCTCTATCGGATGTAATGGAGAAACTGAATATTTAGGACTAAAATCTATAGAAGATGCTGAAAAAGCTTATGAGGAATTAAATGCCGAAATATCTGAAGTGTGCTCAGGGATGTCCGCACCCAAGCAGCAGAAGATACAGAGAATTATATCAAAGGTAATATCACTTTCATCTTTCAAGCCGGAGAATCGAAAAGAATCATCACTTGAAGGACAGAAAGCCGATATGCACGGCAATAAGGTAAAATCAATGTTCAAAAATTTAAAATTAAAGTAAGTATGGGAAAAGAAGCGAAAAAGATTGAGTTTAAAGACTACCTTGATACTAAAGGATTGTCGGAAGACGAATCTAAAGTTTTCGATGTGTTCTCTAAAGGACTTGATGGTTATATGGAAGCCCTTTTTGAGCAGTTTATGAAAGACGAAATTGATTCTAAGTCTATGAAAGAGTCAATTGAAAATGCAACTCAGTCTATTGAAGAGTTGAAAAAAGAGGTCAAGGGATTTGCAGACAGTGAATCTATCAACGAGCGTTTGAAATCCTTTGAGGAAACTATTGTACGCATTAAGGCGGCTACTGAAAAAACAAAAGGAGGAACGTATAAGTTAAAATCCATTGAAGACCAACTTCGGGAACAATTAAAAGCTTATATCACTGAAAATCAAACCGGTTGTTCTACAGTTGATTTGAAATCTGCATGTAAAGCATCTCCTGGCAATAAGCTAGAGTTGAATCTGGTAGTAAATACAAAAGATGCCGCAGTTATATCTTCTGGTTCTCTGGCTCCTCATTACGGTGTTGAGGTTGATCCGAATTTATCTGTAAATCCAAGATCTCAGACTGTAATTCGTAATTACGCAAGTGTTTCCGGGACTAATAGCAGGTCGCTTATTTATGCGGAATACGTTAGCAAGGATGGTGATGCCGCATGGGTTCCTGAAGGTGGGCTAAAGCCGTTGATGGATGCAACTCTTGCGGAAAAAACCGTTACAGCTGCCAAAGTTGCTATTGCTGCTAAATTTACAGAAGAAACTCTTTCTGACTTCCCAAGCTTTGTGAATGAGGTGCAAACAGAAATGGTGAATAAACTTGGCATAAAAGAAGAACAGGGGATCTTGACAGGGTCTGGATCGTCTGGAGAAATTAAAGGGGTAGCCGCAGACATGCCAGCTTTCTCTTTGACAAACTTCTATATTGACAAGGCAAATATGTTTGATGCCCTTGTAGCGGCTTATTCTCAAATCGTTTCTACTAGCGAAATGGCTTATCGCCCTAACCTGGTATTGATGAATCCTTTGGATTACGCTTCAATGCAGTTGACGAAAGATGCTAATGGGCAGTATTTGAGACCATTCCGATACAACGATGAGTTGATCCAGGGATTAAGAGTTGAGACTACTACCGCGGTGAAACAAGGCGATTTCATCATGGGAGATTTCTCTTATTTGAACATCCGTGACTTATGGAATCTGTCAATCTCACTAGGCTGGGAAAATGACGATTTCAGAAAGAATATCGTAACGGTGCTTGCTGAAAAGAGATTGATGTGCTATATCAAGTCTCAGTATAAAACAGCTTTTGTAAAAGATAAGTTTAATACTGTAATTGAAGGTATTACAAAATCAGTTGGTTAACATATGGGAAAAGAATATAACATGAATTTGACAAAGCGTTACAAGGTAACGTTTATCAAGGATGGTACAATGTATAAAACTGGAGAGGAAGTTATGGTAGGTATGCCTCTTGCCAGCAAGTTTTATGCAGAAGGGAAAATTGAAGCGACTAGCGAATTGCTAAACGATGCTAAGGCATTAGGGTGCGAAGAACTTTTCACAAAACGTAAAAAGACTAACTCATGATTATTGACGGTTCATATTTCACTGGAATGTTGAGTCTTGGCATCATTTGGGATATAGATTCAGATTCTCCGATTCGTATTGCGGAGAGGGATAACTTACAATCATATATAGACCGATATGAAAGACAATATCTTCAGCTTGTTCTGGGTGAGGATATGAGCCGTCAATTCTGGGATTACCTTTCTTCTCATTCCGCCGAAGATAAAATCGAAAAATGGGATACCCTTAAAGAGAAGCTTTCTGAAAAGGGGTATAGTCCGCTTGCTAACTATGTATATTTTCATTATGTTAGAAGATGTGGAGTAAAGCAGACTCCGACAGGGACCGTATATGGTTCAACGGAGGATCGCGCTAATCCGAATAATCTCCTTGTGTCAGCATGGAATGACATGGTAGAGATGAATGAGTCTTTATTCCGTTATCTGTGTGGTAATAAAGGTTATGATGGTTTTGAGTTTGATAAGAGTATGTTGGAAGAAATAAACACAATGGGTATATGAAGTCAATCAATAATATATTCAGAGATATAGTCTCTTCCACATCCGGGATTTATGGCAAGAATATTTCCTATATGTTTGGTGATTGGGATTATATTGCCGGTATACTTACCGAATGGGCTGAATCGCCTAAAATGAGTAAATTAAGATTTCCTATTATCTGTCTTTATTCTCCATATACCGAGGATCGTACAGGAAGGGATCGTACAACGACTCTTGAACTGGCTATCATGGTAGACACCTTAAAGGATTATACGAATGAAGAACGGGAAAAGGTCTCCTTCGAAGGGGCGCTTCGTCCTATTTATGATGCGTTTATTAAAAGTATCGATAAGTCTCCTGACCTGGTGCATGAGTATAATAATAGCATTCCTCATTACTACGAAGAGAATTACCGCTACGGAAGAAAAGGGGTAGAGGCTAATGGTAAACCATTCAGAGATTTTATTGATGTAATAGAAATAAAAGATTTAAGAATAACAATCAAAAATATTAAATGTTATGGCGACAGAATTTAGAGAATGCGCCGGTGTTGCTCAGTTTAATACCGGTACTTCAAAATGTATACTTGATCCGGGAAAGGTAAAAGCCATCATCTTGGCAATGCACGGATATAAACTTCCTAAGAATGTAACCGCTGAGGCGTTGCAGGCCGCGTGTCACGATGACAGACCGGCTCGTATTTTTCCGATCAAGACAATTGTCGAATACGCTCCGTCTGGTGGAGAGGCCAACAAAGGTGCTACAGGATATGGGCCTAACAAGGTTACATCCTACTCGGCGAAAGATGACGTATGGACGCTGGAGGATTTCGATTCAAGTCTAAAGGCTAATATCATGGCCGCAAAAGGAGTTGCTTTTGATGCCTATTTCGTGGACGAGAATAACGTTGTGTACGGAATGAATGATGGCACCGAGGAGCTGGCGGGAATTCCCTTGTCCGGAGTTTATCCGGGCGGTCAGGACTGGGATTCTTCCGGAACGGAGGCAAACCTGACTATCGGTACAATGTTCAAGGACTATGAAAAGTACGTGAAGAACGCCGATTACCGGGTGTATAAGTTTGACGTAGTAGAAGCTTTGACAGGGCTTGTTTATGTCGAATTGGTAAAAATAGATTCCGGAGAAAACAATTATAAGCTGAAAGAACATTTCGGTAATCTTGATGTCACATCTTTCTTTGGACCGGCATTAAGCGAAGGTGCTTCTACTTGCTTTAATGGTGCAACTGCCGTTACTTATGCAAATGGTGTTCTTACGATAACTGCTTCGGGTGCGGTTTCCCTGAAATCTCCGAAGATTCTTCAGGAAAATGGTGTTGTCGGCATTGAACAGTGGGTAGAATGAAAGTAGAAGGAGTTAACTTTGTCGATGAAGAAGTTAAGAAAATGAAGAAAAAAGAATTCATCAATAAACATAAGACTTCTTTCTTTCTTGATAGAACAGAAACTGAAAGAGAAAATATCCTCTCTGATATATATGACAGGATTGTTGGTGTCAGATCTCCTTTAGGGGATATTTAAATTTTTTGTTCATAATTCGGGGAGGTGAAATGCCTCCCTTTTTATTCTATGGGTACAATAAAGGATTTAGTTGATGGTTTTGCGATCCTCGTGGATGGCTTCGACGGAATGCTCCGTAAAACGATGGAGGAGAGCCGTGGTGATGTGTATGACCTCGTCATTGATCAGTTGTATTCCGGTGTAAACGGAAGAGATAAGCCGCTTCGTCCTATCTATTTGTATGATCCGTGGTTCAAGAGTGATGAGGCTGGTGGATGGAAAAACAACGGCAGGGGCTATGCGATGTGGAAAAAAGAGGAGCATCCTCCTACACCTTCTTTCCAAGGTTATCCTCCCAGGGATATTTATACACCTAACTTGATTATTACCGGTGAATTCTATAGTTCGATTCGCGTGAATGTTTCATCTGAGGGGTTGAAGATCGGGAGTGATACTACAATGGGTAAAGATATAGAGAGAAAATATGGAAGTATTATCTTCGGTCTCGGTCAAAGATCCAGAAGTTATTTTGTTGAGTACGTCCTAAGTCCTGCGTTAAAAGAATACTTCTCAAGATTTGGTGTATTATGAGTTGTTGGTGTCAAGGCAATAAACGGCTTGCTTCTATAGAGAAAATGCGGGAAATCGCAAGAAAGGCTGCTAAAATGGAACAATCTGTGTTTGTCCTAATAGAAAAGCCGGATGGTACATATTATTTTGTCAAAGATGGAGAGGATTATACCGGCACCTTTATTGAGTACGTATATCCATAATACGACAAAAAGAACAGTTTTTGCATCATGTGGTCAGAAAAATCACGGGGATTATACAAAAATAAGAGGAAATATAGAGCAAATATATGCTGTTACAAAAAATAAAATAATTGTTTGTCGAATAGCAAAAACTTATTATATTTGCAGTGCGATGCAGCTTGGGGGAGCGCAGATAAGATATTAAGTATTTCCATAGAGTTGGGAATATATGAACAGTGCCGAAAGATCCTCAAGCGTTCGGCGCTGTTTTTTTGTATTCCCGTGTGTGAAAGGGCACACTGCGAAAATTGTATGAATGATATTCAGATTTTCAATGATGACTTGGCATCAATCGCCTTAAAAGCAAAAGAAACAAACGAAGTCCATGTTTATGAGCATCCTTTATTTGGCAAGATTCGTATGTTTGTTCAAAACGGTAAGACTTGGTTTTGCGGAACAGACATTGCAACATCTTTAGGGTACTCTAATCCTCGTGATGCGATAGTAAGACACTGTAAGTCACAGGGCGTCGTGATTCACGACACCCCCACAAATAGCGGAGTCCAGCCAATGAAATTCATCAGCGAAGGTAACGTCTACCGTCTGACAGCAAAAAGCCAAATGCCGAAAGCCGATGAATTTGAAAGTTGGATATTTGATGATATTGTCCCTTCTGTGATGCAGACCGGAAGTTACTCCGTCAAGCCATCATTGCCTAAAACTTACCTTGAAGCTCTCAAAGAACTGGTTGTAGTTGTCGAAGAGAAAGAGCGTTTGGCATTAGAAAATACGACTATGAAACCCAAGGCGGATTATTTCGACAGGCTGGTAGATAGGAAGCTGCTGACTAATCTGCGCGATACGGCAAAAGAGTTAAAAATACCTCAAAATAAATTCATCTCTTTGCTGTTAGAGAACAAATATGTCTACCGTGATACAAAGCGTAGATTGAAGCCTTATGCTGATCATACTCCATCTTTGTTTGAATTAAAAGATTATGAACATAATGGACATACCGGAACGCAGTTGCTTATTACTCCAAAAGGGAAAGAGACATTTCGGTTGATGTTTAGCGCATAAGAATTGTACAAATTAAAATGGAGAAATAATTATGGGAAAATTTTCATTCTATGAGCTGTTGCATAAAATAGACGATGATAGTAATTTAGCGCGTTGTTTTAACGAAGCATTGAGAAAACTGGATATTGTAAGGATGATTACATCTCCGTCTACATTTGAAAGAATGTCAGAGGATGCAGATCAACATTGTATTGATTTGTTTTATGAATCTTGTTTGTGGGAAATGTATTTGCATGGAGTCATATCAAAACTACATGGCTGGCAGGCTGTTATAGATAAATATTTAAAGGAATTTGAGGGCAGTTGGAAGTATTATGCCTCATATAAGCGAATAGAATCAATCAAAGAATACGGCGGGGAGGATGAGGATTATGACGACAATGGCAATATCCGGATAGTGAATCTTTCCAATAAAGATCTGGAACACTATACGATTATCGGTGATTTGATTCAGAATGACTGGCGGGATATTGTGCAAGAGACAAAGCCAGAGCACCTGGACGGGTTGCTAGCGGCCCTTCAGACTCAGGGTGAGATATCTATAACTGATATTGTCACAAAGATAACAGGTCAGGAGATTCCTGTGTACAGAGAAGATGAAAAAGGCAAGATGGTTGAAATGTCTTTTGCTGATAAAGCTCTTTTGAAAGCTTCTAATAAAAGTAATGCGGAAGAATTGGCTATTGTCATATTGTTTGCTTGTATTAGCATTCAGTCGATAATCGAAGAGTTGAAGTCTCTTGATAAATTCAAAGATAATAACGGAAGGCTTATGTCTGTCTACAGGGATGTAGGATGTCTATTATCTATGAATTTTAAAGAAATGAGGGTGGTTGATAGTTTTTCTCAGAAGAAGTAGGTTTAATTAATAAAAAAGGGTAGCCACAAAGCTACCCTTCCCTGTCGATTGGCGTCAACTTCAGTGCCGGACCGAAATCCCTGACTTATCTATTATAATGCTTCTATTTTGGTTGCGTCTTTTAATCCCAAGTATTCATTATCATCTTTTAGCCCTGTAAGCCCAAAAGGAGTTTTACGCTCGTGTAAACATTTTTCAGTCAAATCATTAACTAGGCTGATAATATGTATAAGTGTCTCGATTGTACACTTATTGTCATCATACACATAATCATCTGCGTTGATAATATCCTTAATCAAGTTCAGCAACCCTGATGATAAGCCGAACATGCCGGCATGGTTTAAAATCTCTTTACCGAACTTTGCCAGTTCGCAAACTTGGTCTGCTGTCAGACCTTCAAACTTTTCTCTAATTTCTGAAAATTCCATAATGATACTTTTTATTTTTCGTGATTCGTGTATTCGTATGTATTCTGATGATTTACAGCGTATAAGCTGCATTGTTAGTCGTTGTAAAAGAAGTGTTCGCTTCCCTTACGGAACACCCTATATGCTGCATACAGGGTGCCCAGCAGTATTAAAAGTTCTAACATAGCGGTGTGATTAGGCGGCAGAATTCATCTCACCTTTTATTTGCTTGATGGCTTTCTTCACGTCCCAATCGTTTTCGTATAGGGCTATGATGAATCGCCTGCCTCTCTGCGTCCAGACCGTATATGTGTTGGTGTGGGTATTACCTCTTTCGCTTGTGAAAATATTGGTCCTTACATCGTGCATTCCCCATCTGTCATACGGAGCTTTCAACAGCCATTGGTCGGACTGTTTGTATTGTATGCCAAGCTCTTTCAGTTTGCTGTTGAGCTTTTCCGCATTCATCCCTATCTCCTTGGCTACCTGTGTAGTGGTCAGAGTGTTGACCGATTGTAGGTGGGTGTCGTAGTAGTTGACCTTAGGGGCGGCCTTTTGCAACTCTTCCGTTTGTAGGTTAACTGTTTCGGAAAGATGATTGTTTTCTAATAAAAGCCGTTCTTTCTCCTCTTCGGCTTGAATCACCATTAAGGCAAGCTCCTTTCGGGAAAGTTCACGTGTTTCAAGTTCCTCCCAACGGTTAATAATCTTAGCTCGCAAATTTGCATCATACCCACTTGCAAGGAGTAAACAGTCTTTTTTAGTAAGTTGGTAACAAGGGCTTTCTCTGTTAGATTTGTCAATATAAGAGGTCAATTCAAAATTGAATGCACCTCTATCTTCCAGTTGTTCAAGGATATTGCGAATGTCTCGCATTACATTTGAATGGGCTTTGCCTGTGAGTTCTGCTATTTGCAAAGAACTCATTGTGTTCTTGACTTCTAATAATCCAGTCATAACTTCAGAATTTTGAACAATAAAAAACTGCGCTACGTGCTGTTCAAGTTTCCAAAGCAAAACTCCGTGGGTATTTCTACTCCACGACACGGCGCAGTTATATCCATAATATTTTAAGATACACTAAATATGTATGGGCACAAAAAATGCCGCTATGTTTGCGGCTTCGTACCGCTTCGGAATTTGAACACTACAAAGGAAAGAATAATTTTTGATATTTCAAAATATTGGAGAAATTTTTATTCTAAGAACGCTTGATTTCGCTTTCGCTACTCTTTTTAGATAAGATTAAATTTGTTGCCATGTGAATCGTACAATTTGGCATTATAGGCAAGAAAAAACGGCTGCCCTTTCCCGTTATCCTTCACCTCACAAGGCAGTGGGCACATTAATGCTCCACACGGGGGTAGCAGCCGAATATCATTTAATATTCTAACTAAAAAAGAATATGTTAAGGCATAAAAAATGCCTACGCAAATGGCAGGCTTCCGCTTGCCTTGTGAATTGAAGGATGTTGCAAAGGTAGATATAATATTTAAATATCCAAATAAAAACCGATTATTTTTCGTAACGTTTTTTATTTCCTTCTCTTGCAATTCGATGGTGGCTTGCTGTTGTTCTGCTTTTACTTCGAGCTGTTTTAGGCGTTCTTCACGCTTTGCAAGCGTGGCTTGTGCAATCGTAAGGGCACGTGCCATGATTTCTTCGGGGGTGTCTTCCGCTTTGGTGGCAATGTAGCCGCCAGTGGTTCGTACTTCGTGAAGGATTTGTTTTACCCCCTTCTTGAATTGTTTGGCAATTGGTTTACGGGATTGCATAAGGACTTCATATAATCCGTCCTCGGTTAGCATCCAAACTTCCTGATTCCCACCGGGGGTCGTAACAATATTACGAACCTTTTCATCATCATCTACGAGATTAGTTAACTTGCTTGAATTGCTTTCGGAGTATTCTAATACTTCTCCTACTTCTTTGGCTAAGAACAATGGATTTTCTGCTGTTCCATAAACGGCGAATTGGTGTCCAAGCAATTCGGTTTGTTTTAGGACTTGAATTGGTTGATTTAGCATAATAATAAAAACGCGCCTACTACGAGCTGCTAAATCAACCATAGGGTTTATTTTGGAGGCGTTTCCGTATCTCCACTCGGTAGGCGCAATATCTTTAAAACGATAGATACTACTACAATATGTCTTGGCAAAAAAATAACTCCCAATGGAATCCATAGGAGTTTGCCACCCCTATAATTGATTTAGCACTGCAAATATACAACCTTTATTTGAAATACAAAAAGAAAAAGCGGGAAATATTTGCGAAAAAGTGAATTATAAGTTACCTTTGCGACATGAAACAGGAACGGAAAATATTATTCTATAAAGACTACTTCATTTCATTCTATCGTTCACTGGATAGCGGAGCGCAAAAGAAACTTGATTACGTGTTGGGCAAGCAAGATGAAAATTTAAGATTGAAATATAAGGGAGTAATCACTGTTAATAATGATAATAGCAGAAGGGTCGTTTTATCTTTTTATAAAGATATGACATATGATATATCAACAACGATTTCTCCTGTTTTTGGTAATGAGGGCGACAAATATATGTCTGGTGCTTCCGGTGTCTATCGTGAAGAAGATGATAGAATTATATTGGAGGAATCTGCTCAAATTGGCATATGGGAAAAAGTCGGTAAATATGAATGGAAAACAGAAAATGAAAATACGATGGAGTTATCTAAATGGTTTCCTGTAGAATATACTATGTCGGGAGATAATATCGAAAGTCTCTCTAATGGTGTAGGAATATTAGTGAAGGGAATTAAATATTAGCATGTAGAATATATTATAAACATTTAAATTACATACACTTATGAAGAAGTTTTTATTTTTATTAGCTGTATTGTTTGTCGTATCATCTTGTAGTACATCTAGTTATAGTGAAAAAAGATGGTCTATAGATTTTAGAGAGTATATAAATGACCCTAATTTTACTATAAATCCGACAGATATTGCGAATAAGGAGTTTGAACCTATAGGCTTAATAGATTTGGAATTCTGCGGAGGGGCAAAAGTAAAAAAGGAGCATAAATTGCATGTACGCAAAGTGACAGTTGATAAATGGTCCATATATTATGTCCCAACCTTAGAAAGAATGATTTCTACTGCAGTTGAAGAGGCTAAAAAGATCGGTGCTAATGGAATTATAAAATTTGATCTTATCAGAAAAGATAAAACAAAAGGTTCATATCCTGTATATGAAGTTACAGGAGTAGCCGTAAAATATAAATAGAAAGATATTATTCATCTTTCTCCTAACCAGTCTTCGCCCGCCGGAAGGTGGGCGTTTTTGTGTTGCTGAAAAGTTAAATCGAGCGTTGTTTTAATCAATTTGCTAAGTAAATTGTTTCATTAATAAATTGTTTGCTATATTTGTACAATAAAACATCATCGATAGAACAAAAAGTTAATGAACATACTAAACACATGGCTCCAGTAATCACATATTTACTAAACAATGCTCCTTGGATAGCTGTTATAGTATTAGCAATCATTGGGAGTTGGAAACTGTCAAAGTATCATGCTAAGTTAGAAGAAACTAGGAATAAGGTTGATAGTCTTCCTTGTGATAAACATAAGGACGGTATTCGTGATTCAGAACAAAGATATAATGAACTACAACGAATTGTTACCTCTACCAATGATATGGTTGTCGAAATAAACAAATGGTTAATGAAATTTGATAATGATATGATTGATAAGTTAGCAAAGAAGGCAAGTCCCTTAAAAATGACCCCTCTTGGAGAAGTTTTATTTGAGAAATCATCAGCCAAAAAAACAATAGATAATAATATTGATTTTTTAATTAAGGAACTAGAAGATATAAACCCTCAAACAGCTTATGATGTGGAGGAAGAAGCACTAAGTTATCTTTTGAGAAACATGGGGAATGAGATGTTTGCTGATATAAAGAAATTTCTTTATTATTCCCCTGATACAATTCAATTAAAAGATCCTTCTTCTGGAGAAGATAAAGATGTGAGGCTTTCAATGCAATCTATAATCAAGCTAATGAGCATATATCTTAGAGATTTATATTTAAAGAAACACTCTAATATCGTATAATATATAAAGGCGGACTAACATCCGCCTTTCTTTTTGCCTGCCTTTCTTATCTTTATTCATTCTAAATAGCTTGTAAATTTCCTCAAATCTTCCTATATTTGTGCGGAAACCGTGTCAAGTGGCCCGGTACTTAATTCGAACGTTATGGCAAATGAATTAAAAATCACGGATGTAGTCGATCAAAAAGCTTTTGATCAGTTGCGAAACTTTAAGGCGGAATTAAACGAGAATTATTCAATTTATAAGAAGCTTGCTTTAGAATTAGCCGGTGGAGTTAAAATCAATCCTAAAACATTCCAAGAATTATCTGATAAATCGATTCTTTATAATAAAACACTAAATGATCTTATTGTTACTCAGAATAGAATGGCTGCTATTCAGGAAAAATACAATAAGACTTTGGAGGATTATGGGAATAAGATAAATAAATTACTGACTCTTAATACCCTTCCTAAGCAATTTGACGATTTAGTTAAAGGGATAAATAAGATATCTAGCTCTCTAGATACGCTTTCTTCTAAGTTTCAAAGCACTTCTTCTGCTCAAACTTCGGCATCTCAGGCAAATCAATCGTATACCCAATCTACTAATCAATTAAATCAGGCGATAGCGACTACTGAGATTAGGTATGCTGAAATTGTAGATAATATATTAGCTTATGATAATAATGTTACTAAATTGACGGCAGATACCATTCAGAACAAGATTAGAATAAAGGAATTAGGAGATGAACTCAAACGATTGGATAAGGAATATAAGAATGGGAATATCGGCTTAACTGATTATCTGAATAAATCTGCATTACTAAAGCAGCGTCAAACGGAGCTTTCGGAACAAAACAAGCAGTACTCAAGCTTAATGAGAAATCATGCTGCTGTTATTATTTCCGCATCTAGCAGCTACAACGAAATGAATGCTGCGGTATTGGCTCTTGAAAAACGGCTGAAATCTATGTCTAAAGATTCATTTTTAGGTTCTGAAGGACAAAAGACATTACAGCAGATACAGACGCTGAAGAATGAATTAAAGAGCATGGATGCTCAGATGGGAAATTATCAACGTAACGTTGGTAATTATGCTTCTCATTGGAATGGTTTAGGTATGTCTGTTCAGCAAGTCGCACGTGAGTTGCCATCTCTTGCAGTTGGTTGGAATACGTTTTTCCTTGCAATATCTAATAATCTTCCGATTTTAGCAGATGAGATTAAAAAGGCAAATGCTGAATTTAAAGCAATGCGGGAATCTGGAATGAAGGGAATACCTGTTTGGAAACAGTTGACTGGGGCTATCTTTAATTGGCAGACAGCATTAGTGGTAGGGATAACTTTGCTTTCTGTATATGGAAAAGATTTGGTAAATTGGATTAGCGGATTGGGTAAAACAAAAGATGCATTATTAGAAACAGTAAATGCTACAAATCAATTAGCGGTAGCTATGAGAAAGGGAGTGTCTGATTCGGTTAAGGAGCGAACAGAGTTAAAGCTATTATATGATGCTTCGCAAGATACTACGCGATCAATGGAAGAAAGGAAAGCGGCGGTTGATGAGCTCCAAAAAAGATATCCCAATTATTTAGGAAGTGTCAAAGATGAGGATATATTAGCAGGAAAAGCAGCTTCGAGTTATAAAGAACTGACGTCTGCTTTAATTGCGAACGCCCAAGCACGTGCTATCGAAGAAACAATGGTGGAAAATAGTAAAAAGGCTCTTGAATATGAGAATAAAATGCGATCTGCTCTTGTAGATCGTTATCAAATACAAAAAGAAATAGATAGATTGGAAGCAGAGGGACCTAAGATTGTTGTACAAAGGGGAGGTGGGGCTTATGATATAAATGCACTTGCTCTTGTAGGTTTAAGAACCAGGCTTGAAGATGCTGAAAAAAGAATGGAGAGTTTCCAAAAAACAGCTGATGGTTTTAAAAGAGCAAATGAGGGACTAGCTGAAAGCATTAATATAAATGACCTGCTAAATCCACCAACATCAAAAGGTGAAAATTCGGCTGATAAACTAGCAAAACATCAAGAAGACATCGCTAAACGTCTTTCCGAAACCCGTATTTCTCTTATAGATGATGAGTATGAAAAAGAAAGGCAGACAGCTCAAAAGAAGTATGAAGAAAATATAGCATCCATCAAAGGTAATTCGGAAGAAGAAAATGAATTGAGAAAGAATTACGAACAGATACTTCAGGATGAATTGCTGGCGATAGATAAGAATTACTTGGATAAAAAAGATGAAGAAGAAAGAAAAAGGATTGAAAGCCTTGCGAAAGATAAGATGGATAGCGCAAAGAATACATATGCTGCTGAATCCATTAAGAGCTCGAGAAATATGCAAAGAGATATCCTCGAGCAGGCCAAACTATATGAAAAAGGCATAATCACTAAAAAAGAATACGAGAAGAGAAAGGCCCAAATAACGCAAGATTATGCGATAATAGAGACTGAGCGTACTATGGCACTTCTGCAAGAATTGATTAATGTACAAGGCATATCAGATGAAGAAAGATTAAGATTGAAAGAAGCCCTTGCCGAAGAGGAAATAAAGCTTATAGAAAAGGTTAGAGATGCCCACACTAAAGCAAGGGATGAAGAAAATGAAAGTGATAAAAAATATTGGGCAGATATTCAATCATCAATAGATAACCTGAAGAATGTTAGTGATGACGCAGTTGATGGGCTAGGCACGCTGTTTGGAGGAATAACAGAGCTAATCCTGAAGATGGTAAAAGATGGTAAATTGGGATTAGAAGATCTTTTGGCTAGTGCAGCTGCTATATCTGAAGGATTATCAACTATGGTTATAGGCATGTACGATCGGCAAATAGAAAAAATCGAAGAGCAACAGGAAAAGAATGAAGAAGCCGCAGAGGAAGAAAAGGAGCGCATCGAGGACTTAGTGAATAGTGGAGTTATTTCTACGGAAGTAGGTGAGGCTCGGAAACGGGCCGCCGAACAAACGACAGCCGATAAAAATAAAGAACTGGAAAAGCAAAAAGCTGAAATCCAGCAAAAACAGGCCAAATGGGATAAGGCTAATTCTATTATACAGGCAACAATTGCAACATCCCTGGCGGTAACTAAAGCGTTGCCGAATTTTGTTATTGCCGCTATGGTTGCCGCAATGGGAGCTGCTCAAATAGCCATGATCGCAGCCCAGCCCATCCCGAAATACGCAAAGGGAACAAAGGATAAATCTCACCCGGGAGGTTTGGCTATTGTCGGTGATGGCGGCAAGCGAGAGGTTATTCTTACGGATAGCGGAGCTTATATCACCCCATCTGTTCCTACTTTGGTTGATATGCCTAAACATGCTGAGGTCATCCCAGATATAGTTGATTACAAAAAAATGGCTCTTCGCTCTGACGCAATGATGCTTGATAAGATGAGGCGTGACAAAGGAGATCCCGTCATTGTTAATGTAAATAATGACTATAAGAGTCTGGAGCGAAAAATGGACGTGACTAATCAAGGAATGTCAAACTTGAATAAGACATTGCGAAAAATGGCCCGTTCCGCAGAGTATCGCTATCTTGATAGTAGATTGTAAAGATTTAAAGTTAAACATTTATATATTTAATTCTTATGGAAAAAGTAATCTTAAAAGTTGAGTTGGAAAGAGATGATATATCGGCAATGTTTCGTCTTTCTGGTGGAAAATTAACAGATGAACTATGGGATAAAATGAAAGATGCGGAATGTACGGTGGAAGATGAAGATCTGGAGGATCAGTCCGCAATGTTTAGGATAATGTTTAGTGCAATTGCTATAAAGAAATTATTGCAAGAAGATCGCTCTAAAATAACGGAAGATCAATCAGATCATAAACCTTTCAAAAGCCGTTTTTCAGCAATAATGGAGAAGCAGCAGCAACAGAGAGAAGAACTAAGGAGAATAAAAGAGGAAAGGGATAAGGGTATATAAAGATGAAAACATTTATAATAATATTGATAGGAATAATGTTAACCTATCTTACATGCGTGGGTATTTATAACGAATGGGACTTTATCTCAAGCGTGGACCCAACAGGATTTGCAAAAAGAGCAGGTGCTGCATTGATACTTTTTCTTATATATAGCGCCTTCTCTTGGATTGTAATAACAGGAATAATTGAATCATAAATATGCTATACAATGATTTAGACAAAATTCCCTTGGACATCTTTATTGACGTCTTTTTAGGAGAAAAGAGAAAACTCATAATAGACGGCAATCATTCAGAGGAAGAACTGGAATCACAGGCCTCAATGCTCATATCTGAATATATCGAAATTGTAGGTGGAGCTTCTGTTTCTAGTGAAATCTTGAAAAAGAGTAATCTGATCAATCTTCATATAAAAGTTGAATGTATGAGGATTGCGGAACTGATGGCAAATCGGGGAGAATGGGATGAAGTGGTTAATATCTTAAGATCCTTTGGATATCAGCTATTCCCGTCTGAACATGAAAAAATTAGAAAGCGGATATCGGCTATAATGTCGCAGAGTCGTTATCTGATAGAGAGCTATAACAGCAAAAAGACGGAAGAGCAATCTTTCAAAATGGATAAAAATTACTTTGCCAGGGAAAGAGTTATGGTCATGGCTCATTTTGGAATGCAGATCCGCAAGAATGAGATTACGGCAAAAGAATATGCCTTTATGGTTAAGCGTATGTGTGACGATGTAAAATCAATAAAACGCAAGTAGCTATGTACTTTAGATGTCAGATTTTAATAAATGGAATATCCTACGAAGCAACGGATGATCTCAAGAACTGGGATGATTTTGAACTTGCTTATAAAAGAAGTGATTATGACGGAGTACTTCGTTCTTTTAGCACTAAATTTGAGTTTGTAAACCGGTCTTATAATTTGTTGAAGGAAGAATATTCAAAGAATTACCTTTCTTCCAGTGCCGGTATAGCTTTTTATAAAAGAAACAATAGCTGGAACTGGGATAAGGTATTTCAGTGCGCTTTAGATTTTTCCTCTTATTCGGATAATGGATATACAATCTCTATTAACGCAATTGATGATACGCTGGCCGCTATTATTAAAGCTAAGAGAAATATTCAGTATGAGTATCTGGTGTCTGAATTAAAGCCTCAATCTCTTTATTATGACGGTCTGAAATTTCAGTATGAAGCTAAATACGTGTCAGGAGGAACAACTGTAGAAGATGATGCTAACCTTCAGTATATCGAACATTATGGACCTCTTCTTCCGGGGGGAGAGGGGAAGCCTATTGTATTGGACTTTCCTTTGTATATACTAGATAATAGTGAACTCCCGAAGCTGAATTCTCCATTAGTCTTTACAGATGAGCCGTTTTCGAGTGATGGGGGTGTGCAGCCCTTTGCAGAAGCGCTTTCCGATATTAATATCACAATAAAACTGTCATTTTCGTTTTATGTGATTGGAAGCACGAGCAATGGAACTGTATCTTCGCAGATTGTATTATATATACAAAGGGCTGACGGAACACTCGAACAGAAAATGAGGGCTCAACATATAGCCGGGAACTCCCCTACTTTTGTTAATGAAAATATAACTTCAGTTCTTCATAAAGGAGATACTGTCAGGATGGAACTGGAATTAAACAATTCAGTAAGACCTGTGGCAATGACATGGGCTACTTATCTGAGAGGCTTCTCTTTATCTGTAAATTTCCAATCCCGTATCAATCCTGTCAATATAGATGTCCTTCTTTTGACCACTGTTGCAGAAAAGCTCCTTGAAAGCATGACAGATAGCAGTGATTATAGCGTAGATATATACAATTATGTACCTGGTGGAATTACCCGGAGTCGACTCTCTTCGTGTTTTATAATGCCGGCAGAAAGTGCAAGAAATCTTCCTAATGCAAAGCTATACACTTCCTTCAAGAAATTTTGTGAGTTTATGGAGGCTGAGTTTGGCTATGTTCTGGTTGTAGAAGGGAACAACGTTACTTTTATTCATAGATATGCATTGTTTGACAATTATGTCGTAAAAGACCTTTCAGATCAGATAAACGATTATGAATATAGCGTCAATTCCTCTCTTGTCAACACTTCTGTAAAAGTTGGATATGATAAGCAGGATTATGACAGTATCAATGGACGTGATGAGTTTCGGTTTACAAATGAATTCTCAACAGGATTAAAACTGACGGATAATACTCTTTCTTTTATCAGTCCTTACCGGGCGGATGCGTATGGAATAGAGTTTTTGGTTCAAAAGCGAGGGGAAGATACCACCGACAATGATAGCGATAATGATGTTTTTATCGTAGGTTGTCAATATGCAACTTCGGCAGAGAATGGTAATCTGTTATTAGACCGTCCGTACAGCTCTAGTCAGTTGCTGGGCCTGATCAGTCCTGATACAATGTTTAACGTAGAATATTCGCCTCGTTTTATGCTGGAAGCAAATAAGGCATATATAGGCGCATGCACAAATATGCTTAAGTTTACTTCTTCTGATGGTAATAGCAATGTCTCAATTGCGGGAATAAAAGAAACCGATGATTTTCCTATAGATAATCGTTTGTTTACGGTAGGTGAGGTAGGCGTTGAGACAAGTGAAGTGGATGTTCCTTCAAATTTATCTGGATTAATCTCTCTTGATTATAATGGAGAGACCGTACACGGATATATTAAAGAGATGAAGATTAATGTCGGAAAGGCCGAGTCGGTAAAATACTCTCTAATTGTGAAAGAGATAAAAAGCTGATAAGTTATTGTAATTGTTATAATAATTAGTATATTTGCATTGCAGTGTCAAGTGGCACTTAACCCATAAAAGAACGAAAAGACCATATGATTAAAATCGGTGACATCTGTCCATTGTTCTTTTCTCCATTAAAGAACAAATTTCAGCAGGATATAGACTATATCCAGCGTTTTCATGCAAATGACAACATTCTAGTCCAGGTATTTTCGAATGATTCCAGCCATTCTGTTACGGCTTATTTACGCAATTTAGTATCAGGTAATCAAATACCCGTTTCTTTTTCTGAATATCAGGTGAATGATACGATAAAAATGTATTATTCCGCAATAACAGGACTTCATGATGCTGTATATGTACTTGAGGTAGCGGATGCTTCTGGCAATTTCTATGCCGTTAGCGAGCCCTTCTCAATCTGTTCTGATAGCCTCATTTTGGATGAGACATGTCTTATTAGATGCTCTCACAAAGATAATAATTCTCCTTTTGACAATATCTTCTGGCCTGGTGAAGATCAGTTGTTTTTTGAATTCAGAATAGAGGGAGGATTCAAACCGAACGGTTATTCTGCAAAAGTTGAGAATGAGCAATTCCGAAACCAAAAGCAGGAAATTATAGAATTATATTCAGTTCCGTATGATACGTTCGCGTTGTCATGTGGCAATTCTTCTGGCATTCCTTATTGGTTCATTCAGTTTATAAATAAGGTTTTATGCCTTTCTGACTTTTATGTAAATGGTGTTGCTTATGTGCGTTCGGGAAATTCTGTTCCTGAAGTGACTCAAATATCTGAGGATAGCCAAATGTTCTGGAGTTCGGTTTTATTGGAAAAGAGAGAGAATGATCTTTCTGGATTAGGCGGTATACCCGGTGGTTCGTCGGCGATTAATCTCGTTGGATTTAATATAAACAATCCCAAGGAGGGAGAGATGTTACAGTATGATTCTTCCCAATTAGCTTTTGTAAATACTGACAAAATTGAAGTGTAATGAAGAAGAAGGTAACAAAAGAGTTATGGTATGGAAGTGAGATAGACAAGGATGGCAATCCGGTATATCCTCCGTTGGCACCTTCTGAAGCAAGGCATTTAGAAGGATTGAATCAAGGGGAAGTATATATACATAACAGAGATGAAGACCCTAAAATCATTATTGTAACCGATAAAGGAAACGTAAAAGAAATTGGCGGAGATGGTGAAGCACTAGAGAAAAAATATATACGAAAGGATCAACCGGATGGTACCGATTTCTTATTGAGTGCTAACGGTGGCCTTGTAGTTCGTGGCGGAGAATTGATAGAAGAAGTTGAAGATTCATTGATTGAAGAATTAGAATAATATGGCAATACTAAGTAACGGTAAGTTCTACGGATTTCTTTGTTCTGTGAAAGCGACAGGACGTAAGTTGTCGAACGGCGTAAAGGAATACGTCGAAGACTTCGTGTCCGGATTTGCCGGTCATGGATGGAAGCTGTGGGAGTATATCAAGGGTAAATGGAAGCTGGAGATAGACAGTCTTGTTGTTCGCGAGACAATGGTCGTTTTTGAACTCCTTATTCAGAAGATCCGCGCGGTGAAGGGTGCACTGGGTATCACTCAGGCATGCGGTCGTATAAAGACTGCCACGCTGGATGAGTCCGGACAAAACTGGCTGGTCACCATAGAGGATGAGATGTCTTTTGTCGCACACGATTTCATCCGGTGCCAGGATTGGACGAATGGTACCCTTAAAGGCTATTGGGTCGAGATAGCCGAAATACGCAAGATTGACGGTGTTGATACAATCGTCATACCTGTCAGTGAGTTCACCGGCGGTATAGGTTACACAGACGGCATGGAGGCTGTTGATCCGGCATTGTCGGGTATGACTACTCCGGCTGTCAGTGATGAGATTGTCCAGTTCGGTAACTCGAAGGATGTAAATCGTCAGAGTGCGATCTATCTGCATGCCGATGAAGGTGGACAGCCTGCAATCGATATTCTGTTTGGTATCAACAGCAAGAGTTTTGCCGGTTGTACGAAAATCCGTATGGGCGGTGATATTCCCGGAACAGACGGGCTTAAGGGTTTCTATTGCGAAAATGGTATGATCAAAGGTACAGACTCTAAAGGGCATGTCGTTTACTGTATCTATCCGGACGGTACTGCTGAGTTTGGAGACGGATCAGCCCGATTTGCTATAGATAGATCAGGTCACATAGCCGGAGGTGCTATTTCGTGGCATTGGGATGCATCGAAGAACAAATATGTGTGTTCGATGAAAGGAGTGGTTCTAACGTGGGATAATCTGGACGAGGAAACAAAGGAAAATCTAAAGGGAGAACCGGGTAAAGATGGCCAGGACGGTACGAATGGTACTGACGGTAAAGACGGTACAAGCCTCATTTTTATGGGGGAATTCTCTTCTGCTCCGGCAAATCCTCAGAACGGATACTGGTATCGTAATACTACCGACAAGAAATGCTACGTATACCAGGATGGCGCATGGTATGTGATGACTGAGGATGGTAAGAATGGTCTTGACGGAGAAGGAAGCATCTCTGCTGATCTTGACGATGAAATGCAGTCTGTAGCTTGCTCTCTGGACGGTACAGTGGTATTTGGTTTGCCCATCACGACGACATTCTCTATGTTCTACGGAACAACCGAGCTTCCTCTTGATTCTCTTTCTGTAGGCAGCATTACAGGCGTGACAGCAACGGCTGATCGTAGCACGGGGATAGTTAAGGTAACAGCTATTACTGCTGCGGTGGCTGATGTAATTCGTATACCCATAACGGGACGGGTAACATACAAAGGTTCTCAGTATGAACGTACCCTGCATTTGTCGATAAACAAAGTGAAGCCCGGGGAAAATGGAGAGGATGGGACCGACGGGGCAAATGGTCAGAACGCGGTCATTTACTCGCTTCAGCCATCGACCAATATCATAAAGAGAGATGCTGACGGGAACAGTGATGTCTCGAATATATCCTGCCGGGTGATGAAGACCGACGGAGCTTCTACTGTCGTATCCTCTCTGCCGGTTGGCTACTCAATGGATTATATTATAGACTCAGGGAATGCGACTAGCTATACTCCGGATAAGCAAATATCCGTCTCCGGGATAACAGATAAGATACAGTTCCGGCTTTACAATGAAACATCGGGAGTAGTACTGATCGACCGCGAAACGATTGCTGTTGTCTCAGACGGGAAGAAGGGGCTTGACGGTATAAATGGTGAAGATGGTAAAGACGGGCTCAGTATTACGTGGAAAGGGGATTTATCAAGCGCTCCTGCCAATCCTCAAAAAAACTGGGCTTATCGCAATACCAGTAATGGTATCGTCTATATCTATAACGGCACCGCTTGGGAGTTGATGGTTGCGGACGGTCAGGACGGAACAGATGGTACTGACGGCACGGATGGCCTGAGTGTTTTCATTACATACCATGACAGCGAAGATGAACCATCCCGTCCGACCGGAAGCGGGACAAGCGGAGGATGGCACACTAACGCAACAAAAGATGTTGTCTGGATTTCTCAGAAGGTCGCTTCAAGCGCTTCTTCCGGCACATGGGGTGATCCTATACGATTCAAGGGATTACCGGGTAAATATACGGAGCTACGGTATAAGTATGCTTTCGGAAAGCCTGCTACGCCTACCGGTACAAATCCGGCAGGATGGTCCCTTTCTCCGGATCGGGAGGATATTACCTTCTCGTATTCGGGTAACTTTACAAAAGACGGTGATTACTATGTCTCTCCATCCCCTGCATCTCATTCCTCGACATACAAGCAAAGAGTGTCATTTACGACAAGAAGAGCTAATCAGATGATACATATAGAGATTAATGTATCATCTGAGCAGAACTACGACAAGGGTATTGTAGAAGCCCTTGATACATCATATAGCAGTTCCAACGAACATGCCTGGGTGGGAAGCGGAGTGACTAACGCGGTGGTGGATATTGCAGTGCCTACAGCTGGCAGTCACTTTGTTGAGATTGTATACACGAAAGACGGCAGCACAAGCAGTAACGAGGACAGAGTCAAGTTCCGTATGCTCGATCCTACTACCTGTTGGTATTCCACCGCGGTGATTGATGGTAAAACAACTCCTTCCTGGAGCGAGCCTGTCATATTCCCGACAGACTCCAAGACCGAGGAACAGGTTTATCTGCTTGCCAAGTCGAACCTGACTATTGACATGCCGGCGTCTAACGAATATGTAAATGAGTATATCGGTGATGCTCCTGAATATAGCAGTACTAAATCCTACAGTATAGGTAATGTCGTGAAATACAATAACGTCTACAAGGTTGCTATAAAGGCCGGCATCGGTAATGCTCCTACAAACGCTTCGTACTGGGAAGATGTGCTCTGGTGGACGGATAATCCTCGTGGAGCATCGGAAACTTATCCTTATGAGTACACTTGTGAACGTACTCTACAAGATGGAAAATGGGGAGCATATAAGAACTATCACCTGTTCGGGCATTACGGGAAGGACGGCGAACCGGGAGAGGATGCAAATCTCCTTCCCTGGGTAGAAGATTGGAACAATAATAAAACAGAAATAGGTGGAGAATACCTTATTTCACCTAAGATATTTTCTGGAACCAAGGATAGCAGTGGGAAACTGACCGGTATTGCATTAGGAAGAGATTGTATTACAGTCGATGGAGAGAAAAGAACGGGAATCTTTGCTCTTGTGGGTGGAAATATTGTATTTAAACTTGACCCAATATCCGAAGAGTATGAGTTTCAGGGTAGTGTGGTGGCAGATTCAATTACAATGAAAGATTTTGCACATCTTTCACAGGCTATATTTAAAGGAGACTTTATGTTCTCTCAACAAGGAATAGATGCTGATGGGAATCCAACCTCCAATTATCAAGAATTTAATCAGGAAAATCCGCAGGGTGGGAATTTTAAACCTAATCTGGCATTCAATCTTAAAACAGGGGATCAATATTCGAATGGGGGACATGTATATGGATTTGCGACCAATACTCCTATACAAGCTAATGGTACTTCAGTAGATCCCGACAAGGTTGCTTACAGTAAAGTGAACATATTATTTAGCGGAACTTCTTCCTTGCGTTTGCCTAATGATAAGAAGTTTGATGGAGTTGAATTCACAATTGTAAGTACTGCTTCCCGATCATTTGATGGTAGTGCAAATATTTATAGGGAAGGTGGAGGAGATACTAATTACTCAGCTACAGGTATACACTACAAAGGTGTAGAAATTAGGACGTGCTATATGAGATCGGAAGGGTCATTTATAAGGTTGATCGCTCATTGGAACGGTTCTAAATTAAAATATTACGTAGTCGGTCATAGTGATAATTTTGCCATGATTGAGCCTATTTTAAACACTCAAGGAGCAAGTGCAACACTGGGTATATGGTTTGTAGATCGAGTTTATACATCAAGTACTAGCATGCGAGTCTATTATAACGATATTAATTTATTCTTATTTATGCTCAACGTGTATAGTGGAAAAGACGCTCCTAATACTGGTGGTTTAAACTTTACTTCTCCAAGTAGTTGAGTTTTGTTCAATGTATAACAACAAAGAATCAAGATAATATATATGCGAGCAAAAGGTACAATAATCAAGTTGGCAATCTCCATCGACCTCCCTTCAGGACTGACGATGGATGATGTGGACTTCCAATGCCGCTTCTTTGTCTTCTCCGCCTCACAGGTGATAGAGAAGTCTCAGATGGTACGCATTAATGAGAACAGCTACAGCTGCTATGTTGACACTAAGATTATCGGATCGGGGGAAATCTGGCTGGAGACTACGGCTTACCTTCCTGACTCCGACTATGAAGGCGGAACAAGAGTAGAGGTAGATAAGATGAATACCGGTATAAAGACAGTGTAAAATGGGATGCATATCTGTACATATCGAGGCTGTCAAGGGCATTGGAAATGTCTCGGCCAAAGCGGATGAGATGAAGGTTTCCGCTTCGGCAACGGGCATGAAGGTGTCGATAGGGGTTGTCTGTGATGTTGGTAAACAGGCTTATTTAAAAGTTGACCCTGAATATATATGGCTGATGCCTTCGAATAACTTTGAGGATAACGTCGATGTATTATCCAATGTTGTATGGCATGCTGTGCAGGAAGAATGATATAGTTAATTGAATTGTTTTATTTAAATGTTGTATTATGGCAAAACCTAGTTGGTTAAAATTAAATCCGTCTACCGGATCAGGTAACGGGACAATTGCAAATAGCGCAGACGCTCACACTGGGCGTACTGCTCGTACAGGAACAGTAACGGTGACCGGTGTCGGTGTATCCACCCCTTCGACCTATAAGGTAACTCAGTCACCGAAGTCTGAGTTTGCTTCCTTTGATAATGGTTCTGAGATGTCTGCTCCTAAAACAGCAGGAACAGTGACCGTCGAGGGTAAAACAAACTCTTCGAAATTGACGTTTGCGTGGTCGGGAAGCGTAACGGATGTTACCTTGCCTACAAAGTATAGCGCGAATGGAACTCAGACTAACAATGCGGCTACTATTACCGGTGACCCGGGGGCTACTGCGGAATTTCCTTTCTCTATCGAGTTGGAGTTTCCTAAAAACGATACTATCGGAGAGGTCATTAGAACCTTAAAGGTGACGGCCAATGGCGGACAGGCTGCTCAGATTGCTATCAAACAGGCTGCTGGTGATGCTACATTGTCTGTTTCTCCGGCGGAAATTACTATTCCTCAGAGTGGATCTGCTGTATCCGTCAATGTTACGTCTAACACTTCCTGGACTGCCGCATAATGAGCATGCAGATTCCTTGGAAAGAAGGAGAAGGCAACATCGTTATCACTCCCGGTTCAAATGGAACCGCAAGCGTGTCAAGCGATGTTGCCAACGAAGGACTCGACAGGGAGCAGACTGTTGTGTTTAGGACAACTAATAGTGGAGTACAGGCATCTGTCTCCACTACCATCTCCCAGATAGGCAAGAGACAGGCATTTGCTGTTGCTGAAGGACGTTTCTTGCTGTCGGATGGAAGTACGTTTAATGTGATTAAAAAAGAGTTTGCATGAGTGATTATAATAGCGGATTTACAGGAGATAGAGTTGTAGAATTACTGAACATGATTCCCAACTTGGCAAAGGCAGACTTGTCTAACGCTATGACTGTATCATTAGGTCAGAACGGATATGCTAAGTTTAACAATGGTTTATTGATACAATGGGGTTACAAGACAGCAAGTTCTAGTGGTACTAATACTGTTTATACGCCAATAGCATTTTATAATGGTGCCTATGTTCCCATTGTTACTTATCGTGAACCAGGCAACGGTATGAACATTGTTACGGGTTTAATTACGATAATACAAACTAGTTATTTTACAGTAAGGACTAGATATGCAGTGGGAGATTCAAACGGTACCGGTGCAGGAACTAATGACTTTTATTGGATAGCCGTCGGGCGTTGGAAATAAATAATATTATGGCAAAATATTGGAAACAAGGATTCTACGATGAGCTGCAAGAAGGCTCAGTAGAGATAACGGAAGAATACTGGCAGGAGTTGCTGGACGGTCAGTCATCCGGAAAGGAAATAAGGGAGAACGAAAGCGGCTATCCCGTATTGGTTGATCATGAGTATACCCTTGATGAACTAAAAGAGATGAAGATAGCGGATATTAATGCTTATGACAAGTCAGACGCTGTGAATTCATTCACTCTCTCAGGAAAGAGAATGTGGCTTACCAAAGAGGACCGCGTAGGTCTTGTTAACTCAATCAATATTGAGAAGCAGGCCGGAAGACTGGATACCGTTTTATGGTTTGATGCGGTAAAGTATACGATACCTGTTTCAAGTGCTCTCCTTATGCTGAACTCATTAGAGTTATACGCTCTTGATTGCTATAATGTGACGCAGCAGCATATTGCTGTAGTTCGGGAATTGCAGACGGGAGAGGAAGTCGAGTCTTACAACTACAAGACCGGTTATCCGAATAAACTAGAGTTTTCATTATAAACAGATAAAACTATGATTTTGACACTACTATCATTATTGGTTTTCGCATCTTATGTTGGTGTGATGATTTACAAGACAAAGGGTATCCCTTATTCTATTTCCGATACCTATTACATTCTGAGTAACAGGTATTGGTTCGGTATATGCATGATTCTCCCGTCTTTGTTGTTGCTTCCGGCCGCATTGGATGCAAGTACAGAAAACAGTCAGTTCCTGATCTTTCTTTCTGTAGTCGGAATGATTGTATTGGGAGTATCCCCGAATTTTAAAGGAGCACACAAGAAAGCTCATATAGCCGGCGCGGTGATGTCGCTTGTATTCTCCCAAATATGGGTAGGATGCAATTCGTGGTATTGGCTGCTGCTATGGGCTGCATTTCTGATCTACGCGATAACGTTTGTAGTCAAGAACTGGTCAGGAAACCTTATATGGGACCTGACGGCATGCAAGTCGATGTTCTGGATTGAGTTAATTTCATTGCTAACCGTTTACTTGACCTGTTTGCTATGAAAGAAGCTATAGTACATACAACTACAGGCGGATTTGCAGCAATCGCTACCGCATTTGTTTCCGAGTCATTGCAGAATATGATTCCGTGGCTGATTGTATCATGCGCGGTAATCCTTTGTGATCTTCTCTTCGGTGTCAGAAAAAGTATGCTAATGGGTGAAAAAGTCAGATTCTCTCGTGCAATTCGCGCTACTATGGGAAAGATGGTTACTTATTTTGCTTTTGTCTGCATGGTCTGCATGATCACTGTGGCAAGTCATAGCGAATATCCTATTGATGTGTATTCTTGCTTATTGGTATGCTTCATCGAAGGGTGTTCGATTGTCGGCAATATATTGAAACCAAAGGGGATCAATATAAATGCAATTGGAGCTTTGGGAGTCTTTGGAAAGAAGGTGTTCAAGGTTGATAAAGAAGATGTGAAGGAGATTATAGAAAAGGAGAAGTAAGTATGAATTTATACACTATTATTTATGTTCTTCCCTTTTTGCTTTTTATCATACTCTATGCATTTGCGGAGAATAAGCCCAAAAATGGCAAAAGGAGTGTAAAGAATCGCAGAAGCTTGAAGAAACGTAGTTAAAGCATGTTCATATCCTAGGATGTAATCTGAAGGAGATATAAGTAATTTAGACGATGTCACTAATATGGGAAGAATTAGTATAAAGGCTTCTAGTTTGTATCTTCTTTTTGATATAGAAGAACATAGACATAACCATATAAAAGAAAAGTAAATGGATAATATAGAAGAAGTTGCCGTAAATATGATTTGCAAATATACATCGAGAGATTTAAACTCTGGTATATATAAATACAAAATAGAAAAGCATAGTGGCAGTTGTATGCAAAATCCTGTAAATACATTCTTTTGTTCAGCGTTATAGCTTTTTATTAATTCTGAAATATCCATAGGTGTATCATTTTTTGCAAAAGTAATAAATTATAAAATAGAAAATGAATATGATAAATAAAATCAGCGCACTAGCCGGCAAGCTTCTATCCATGATAGGCATAGACGGCATGGTCCACATTATAGTATGCCAGAATTTGGTTATGTGGCTATCAAAATATATTCCGCTATGGTTAGCGGTCGCTATAACCGTTGCGATCTTTATTCTGAAGGAAATATACGACAAGTATTGTAAGAAAAGCGAGTTTTCCATCAAGGATATTATCTGTGATTGCGGAGGTTTGGCGTTGGGAGTATTAACATTAATTTTATAGGAGGAAAGTATATGAAAAGAGAAGATATAGACTCAATAATTATCCACTGCTCGGCAACACGTGCCGGGCAAGACTTGCGAGCTAAGGATATTGACCGGATGCACCGGGCGCGTGGCTTTAATCAAATTGGCTATAACTTTGTAATTGATTTAGATGGTACCGTAGAAAACGGCCGGTCATTATCCATTGACGGAGCGCATTGTAACACAAAAGGTTTTTCCGGTATTAGTTATAATAAACACAGTATCGGTATCTGCTACATCGGTGGTATGGACGCGAGTGGAAGACCGGCCGATACCCGTACTGTCGAGCAAAAAACGGCATTGCGCGAATTGATAGCGAAGCTCTGTAAAGAGTATGATATCATCGAGCTGCTCGGTCATCGAGATGCTTCACCTGATCTGGATGGATCGGGTGAGGTGGAACCGGCAGAATTTATCAAGGCGTGTCCTTGTTTTGATGTGCGGGCAGAGTATCCGAATTTCTTACGAAATACAGTGATAACAGCAAAAAAATAGGAGGAATAATCATGAAAGAAACATCTATAACCTTTACAAAGGGTGAGAAGAATTATGTAAGCGATGCCGTTCAGGTAAATTCTGCGGAAGTAGGATTGCAGATTACATTTGAAAAAGGCGGTAAGCTTTGGGTGTATATAAGCTATGACGGGCAGAATTACTCTCCACTGCCGAGTAGAGGCTATACAAAAGTGTTTGCTTGTCCGGTTGTCGGTTGTATCCCCGGACAATATCTCAAAATCGAATGTGAAACGGAACCGGTAAAGGCTTCTATTTTTGAATCAGAAGAGTGATGAACGCAATAGGATTAAATCCAATTAAGCTTGATGCGATAGGGCTTGATCCTATTCGCATGAATGCGATACGCTTGGGAGTTCCGGTAGCTTCTTCGGGCTCCGGTCGTCCCTACATCGACCCCGAACTACTCAGCCACGTCAAGATGGCTATATCCACCTGGGGCAAGACAAACGACGACCCTGACCGGGCAATCTTGAAGGACTTGTCCGGCAACGGGAACGACATGCGCCTGCTGAACTTCGGATTTGCGGAGGGCAGTGGATATGGATTACCGGGAACCGACTTCGAAGGCTGGCTATGTACAGACGGAGTAGACGACATGGTAGTCAGCAAAAAGACCGTTGACGAAATGATAGGAGATAGCAAGGAATGTACTGTCATTAGCATAATTAACTATATTTCCGATATAGGCTCTGATCATGTCAATGTATTGGGCAAAAGGTTTATCCGGAATAATATGTTCGAAAGGAATGGCCTTAATGGCAAATATTATATTTGTGGATATACGTCCTCAAGTATTAACGAGATAGGAAATGTTACGGTTGTCAATGATATTTTAGGAGATAAGAATGATTTCACTGCTAGCTATCCTACAGCTACTGGAGTTGCTGATTATTTTTCAGTTATCGGATATCTTGATACAAATAATGTTCCTCGAAAATGTGTTAAAATTGCCTACGCAGGAGGATTCATCGCTAATAAAGTTCTGACCACTGACGAAATCAATCAGATCATCGCCTACTATAACCTTGACCGTCCGGGACAGATCATCAAGCCTCAATTGTACTATAACATCAAGAAGCAAGGTATCACCAACGATAACCACGCTGAGTTTAACGATCAGTTGATCGACTTCATAAACGGTCACAACATCCAGTTAAACAATATCGGTTGGGAAGGGGAGAGTGGTATCAATAGCTATCCGGTTGTGTTTGGTGCTAATAAAACTTGGGGTAAAATGGCTAGTAGTAATAATACTGATTTTATATTTGAGCTTACTGGAAATTCTATCCACCTCACAAAAGCAGATGATAATTTAGCCTTATTGTTTACTTATGTTTATAAAGACGGAACAGTTAATGAAGTTTCTATTCCTACTTTTAAACTCAAAGTAACCGGACTTAAAGAAGGTCAAAATGTTGTTTATAATTATGTTTCGGAAGATAATGTTAGTGATATTACCTCGATTAGAATCACTGAAGATGGAGAATATGTTTGTCCTAAGAGCACTATATTTGTCCCAGAAAAAATTTTATCTAATGTTTGGATAGGATTTAAAGTTAACCCAGAAAATATAGATTTGGATATTACCATCGAAGTCCTCCCCACCATCGAACACGCTCTCAGCCTAGACGGAATCAACGACTTCGGCAAGGTAACCGGTCTCCCTGTTTTGAAGGACTATACGGTAGCTGCTCTTCGTAAATGGTTATATGATGATTCTGTAACAAGTACTGAAACTGGCTCTATTGTTTCTAAATCTAAAGTTGGTAATGGCGGTGCTTTTATTTTAGAGCAGACGTTTAATCGAAATCCTTCTCGCTCTAGCGCCTTTTCTTTTGGCACAGTTAACTCGTTGATGAATAATGATAAGTTGAACGAAGAATCATTTACTTATCAAACTAAATATAGTTATAATGGTAATCCCATCCAAGCAGGTGCAGGCATTGACAGTGATTCTATGTGGCTGGGAACAATTAGAGATGGTGATAGCAGATTCTCCAAACTCGCTCTTTGGTCTCTCATGCTCTTCCCCTACAGCCTCTCCGAGTTCTTGTTGGAGAGACAACTGAGAAAATACAAGGCAGGCACTCTTTATCCGGATATGATTGAGTTCAGACCGATCGTAAAGAGTAACATCCCTTACTCCTCAGTTTCCTACTCAGTTAATCCAGGAGAATACATTGCCGAGGGTAGCGCGGTCACTATCACTATAACCTTGTCAAATGAAACAGATAAGCTAGTCGGTGTATCATCCTCCGCCATCGCAGACATATCCATCTCTGGAGACAATGGAATCTACGAGATAACCGGAAAGGTCACCAAGTCTCCACAGAAGATAAACATAGTTATCTCCAGCTACTTGACAATGTTAGGCAACGAGACTTTAATAAGTAATGAAACATTAATTAAAAACGAATAATATGGAAAAGATATTTGACATAGCAAAAGACTCCGAAAAGTCGTGGGGAGTCATTGCGCAAGGGATAGATGGGAACTTTGAGGAAGTAGAGAAAGAAATAGATGAGATTTCTGCTATTGATCAAAAAAATCTTGTTGATTTTGACAATTTGCACAGAAATAATGGTTTATATTATAAGGGCACAACAGGTGTAATAGCAAGTGGCCTTGGTGATACCGGGGGGTGTTTTGATCTTGTAAAGGTAAAGCCTAATACGCAATATTACTTATCTGTAAGGGGAGATATGGCATTAAGTAGCAGATCATCGGATGAGGTGGGGATTGTATTTTACAAGGCTAACGAAGCGTCATCAACAAATTATGTTGGTGGTGTGAGTGCGTCTCAAAGAGAATTTACAACTCCGAATGAATGTGAATGGTTAGGTATCTCGTATACTACATCAAGGCTGGATCTTGGTGAAGTTATGCTCAATTATGGGATCGAAAGAGGAGAATATGTACCGTATATTGAGAATCCACAAAGAAAAATTATAATTAGTGATGGTGCGATAACTACGGAAAAAATTGCAGATAATTCGGTAACAGAAGATAAATTATATGTATCCTTTTTAGAAACAGTAAAGTCAAGGAACCTTGTTGATTGGGCGAATATAACTAAAACTCCAGGCAGATATTATAAAGGTGGTACAGGTGCAATAGCGAGCGGCTTATCAGATGGAGGTTGCCTTGCCCTTATTCGAGTGGAACCAGATACACAATATTATTTATCGGTAAAAGGTGACGAAGCAATTAGTAGTCGTAGTGGAATTGAGGTTGGCCTTGTTTTTTATAAAGGTGACGAAGCATCGATTGATAACTATGTTGGTGGCGTGGACTCATCCACCAAAATGTTTGTAACTCCAAGCGAATGTAGATATTTGGGAATCTCATATACCAATAATAGGTATGATTTAGGAGAAATCATGCTTAATTATGGTACAGTAAGAGGTGAATACGAGGAGTGGTATGAACCTAGGAAGAGTATTGTTGTCCCGAATAATTCTATCGGTGGAGATCAAATAAAAGATAAATCAATCCCACAAAGTAAGTTAATTGTTGATAGAAAATACAATTCTATTTGTATTCCACAAAAAATATATCTTTTGTCGGGTGTCAACAATGATGTTTTCTATGAGCCAATCTTGCAAAAATGGTTGCCGTACCGATATGATGTACGTGCGCTGACATCTGAAAGTGGCGGTCGTGATTATATAAAGGCGAATAAAAGAGTGTGTACATTGAAAAATCCAACATCACAGTATATTACATTAAAGTTATACGATGATTATGAAGAGAAGTATATTGATTCAAAGACAGTAGCCCTTGTGCAGGGAATTCAATCTGTAGGTGCAACCGAAATTAAAGTCGGAATCATTGGTGATAGTTATACGGATGGCGGTTGTTGGGAAAGCGCATTGCTGGAAAAAGGATATGTGCCAAATCTTAAACTTGTAGGTACTCGCCGATGTCCCAATGTTGCCGAGCAATTTACGGATGGCCGTTCAGGATGGGCATTAAAACATTTTTTTTCAGTGCAGACTGGTGCTGATTATTTCAATCCTTATTATCATCCGGAAGGCTCACATAGGTATTGGGGCAATACCGCATTTTGGGCAAATGTCTGTGGTGGTTCTCCGACAGGTTATGGTACAAGATATCCGCAATATGCAGACCTATGTGACGCGCAAGGGTGGCCGAGTACGCCTGTCGAGGGAGATGTTATTTATGATAGCGCAACGGCAATTTTTAAGGAATATATAAATGGGGATTGGGTGAACACTGCACAGGATAGCTATACTTGGGAGTTCAGCTATCAGAAATATGTACAAATGTGGAATGTGCAGATTGCTGATTATTTATGCGTAATGCTTGGCGTAAACGATTTTTGGTTAGCTAATGAGCCGACCGATGACGCACTTGCAATTTGGAATGAGCAGATAAATGTGATAATATCATCTTTCAAGTCAGTAAATGCAAACGGTAAGTTTGTCGTACTCACAACAAATACGGTTACTCATCCCAATACAAACCACTATCAGCCATTAGATGTGCACAGACGTATGTGGAGGCTACGTAAGTCTATTATTGACACTTTTGACAACAAGGAAAATCAAAACATTTATGTGGTAGATACAGCGCAGCTCATTGATAGCGAAAATAGCTTTACCCTTGATAGTATTATACCGTTTGATGATTACCCAAATGGATATAACTATGATAATAAGGAAACGTATACAAAAGACGGGCAACATCCTCGTGTGAGCTATTGTACGCTAGGATATAGCCTTGCGGCTTTTTTGCAATATCACCGGCAAGAAACAGAGTAATCTTAATGTTATTCACATTTTTATAAAAAGCAATTATGAAATACACTGTATTCCCAACAATTGACTTGCAAGATGTCCCTCAGGAGGAGATAGACAAGCGTAACCTTGTTCCTCGCAAGAGCGTAAATGAGAGTGAAACTTTGATGAAATGCCAGCACTATGCTGAGTTATTTCCTCATAAGATGATTAAGACTATTGCTGATGACGGAACGGAAGATCTGTCTTTTCCTTATCCTACCTATGAAGGAGAGGATTTAAATGTTTTGTTGTCTAGTCCGGAGTGGTCATCAAGTGAAAGTATCATATGAAATCTCTCCCTTGGATATTAGTCTGCCTGCTTGTAGGTGTGGTCGTGTGGATGCGTTGTAATCCGCACGATCCATCAACGGTGTACATCAAGGGAGATACTGTACGTATCCGGGATACGATAAGGGACACCATTCCCAAACCGGTAAAGGAAACCTTAAAGCGTACCGATACGGTATATTTACCGATCCTGATAGATACCACTACCGATAGAACCGTAGAAGACGATTCTGTTCCGGTGATTATACCGATAACAAGCAAGGAATATAAGACCGATGATTACCGGGCAGTGGTTAGCGGTTATAAGCCCAGCCTTGACTTTATGGAAGTCTACGGAGAAAAGGAAATCATCACTCTTAAACCGAAGCAAAAACGCTGGGGTCTTGGCCTGCAAGTTGGATACGGCTATCCCGGTGGATTGTATGTCGGTGGTGGAGTAAGTTATAATTTATTTATGTGGTAATACCGGCACTATCTTCACAGACCGTTTCCGGTATGAAAAGTTTAAGTTGTATTTATATAACAATTTCCATTGGAAAAAGGTTTATTAAGAAAGGAGGACAAAATGAGACATTAATTGATTATTAAGCACTAAGTTATCCGGTAAAGTAGAAGGCCGGTTATCATAACAAATGTAACTCTTTTGGGGGATAGAGTAAAAAAGAACCCCCAACACTGAAAGTTGACGCCAATCGAACTTTTTAGTATACCAAAAGCATACATAGGTAGTGTCGGGGGTATAATATCCTTAACATTCCTATATATGCTTTTGTTTATTTGGTACTGAGTACGATTGGCAAAGGCAAAAGTACAACAAAAAATTAAATTACTATGTGTAAGTCAGAGATTTTTGCCGAGATTCTAAATATTGTTGGAAAAGAAACTGAAGTTTCTACTGAATTGATCCTTTCATCAAGTAAAGTTACTGAAGTTGTTGACGCCCGTTCTATTGTAGTATTCTTCCTCACAGAATACGGGCTATACCCTGAACAAATAGCGATTTTGCTTCACAAGACATCCGCTAGTATCCGTTATCTTATATCTACTTTTGAAAGCCGTAAACTGGCAAACAAAATGATTGCAATATATCTGCAAAATATTCGCAAATCGCTTGAAAATGAGCTCTGATTTATGCAGTCCCTATTATATACTTTTGTGATGCGGTTGATATTGACCGTAATAAAAAAGTATAAATCTCTATGGAAAGAACGTACGTTTTTAACCAGGACGGTGGAGCGGCTTCAGGAAACGGTCTGCTTGCTTCTATTCTTCCGTCTTTGCAAAACAGAGGAGTTGACACCGGTTACCTGATGGGGCTGCTTGGAGGCGGCAATGGCAACGGTGGCTTCTTTGGTAACAATGGTGGTTTTCAAGACATCATTGCGCTTATTGTGATTGCAGCTATTTTCGGAAATGGTAATTTCGGCTTTGGCGGCAATAATAATCAGGGAGCGAACGAAGGAAGAGAGATGATTATGCAGACACTTAACCGAAACGGTGTCGACATTGCATCACTGGCACAAGCCGTGAACACTTCTTCCGATCAAATCCTTGCCGGTATTAACTCCGTATCACAAGCAATCTGTGGGCTTGGTAACCAAATGGGTCAGAACACCAACAGCATCCTTACTGCAATCATGCAGGGCAACAACGCTCTGACATCTCAAATCTGTAGCTGTTGCTGCGACATGAAGCAGCTTGTAGCTACACAAGGATATGAGAGCCAGCTTGCAATGTGCAACCAGACTAATACATTAGTCAACACAGCCAACCAAAATACGCTTTCTTTGCGTGACAGTGCAACAGCTAACACACAGGCTATCATTGCCAAGTTGGATGCTATGCAGAATCAGGCATTGCAGGACAAGATTGCGTCTCTTACTGCGGAAAAGGCAACCCTTACTGCTGAAATATCCCAACGCAATCAGAATGCTACTATTTTGAATGCAGTAGGTCAACAGATTGCACCTCTTGCAGCGGGATTGCAAGCATTGCAAAGCGATGTTGATGGAATCAAATGCAAGTTGCCCAACACGGTTCCGGTTCAATACCCTAACATTGTTGGTGTAAACATGGATACTTACCGTGCGGCTGCTTTCGGTGCTTATGCCGGTGACGCAGCATACGGACGTGGCGGATGCGGTTGTAATAACTACTGGGGTTGATCCGGTAAGAAAGGAGGTAACTATGTGGCCTAACTTTTTTACAGGATTTCCCTTTCTGTTTCCGACACTCGGAAGGAATAATAACAACACCCTTCCGACAGTAGGTGTAACGGTCGGCACGGAGAATGTGACATTGGAACTTCCCAATCATGCATTCCGCAACAGAGATTATGTCGGAGGATTCTATGTCAATCTTCGTCAGGTGATCCCTGCTGGTACGACTGCAACACTTCCGATACTGATAGGGACCAACGGGGACACAAGACCGTTGATGGCTTATAACAACGAGCCTGTAACAGTCGCTAACCTAGCTGGTACAGGTATCTACGAAATCCATTATAACAAGTATACAAACGAATTGTATCTGGTAAATGGAGGATATAGACCGACTACTCCGGCGGCTCCAACTTCGGAAGCGGTAGCGGCAAAAAGTAAGTAAAAATACGGGCTATCGTGTAATGCGGTAGCCCTATAAAATCAATCACTATGTTTCAATCGTTAAGAGCAAATAATCAGTTGTATATTCTTCATAAGGATGCGAATCCTTATATTGAAATAGGATCAGTAGTCAGTGTTTCGGCCCCGAAACCCAAGTACCCTATGCCTACTCCTATTGGTCAAATTCCCCAGACGGAAATGGTTGTGGATATTGTAATTAACATAAACGGACAAAACACAACCTTTCAGAATCTTCCGGCAGGAGGAGACATTGCAGATTTTGGACAGAACGGTAATATTGTATTATCCTGTTCCCGTGATGCAATGAACTCGGAGGTCACATCTATGAAACAGAAAAGCATTGATATTCTGAACAGCATAGATTTTCATCAAAGCGTAATTACCGGCTGCGACAAGATGCTAACCGTTCTTAACCCGGAATTTGCCGAAAAGCAAAGACAGGAGCAGGAAATAGCATCATTAAAAGGCCAAATGTCCGAAATGAGCAAGAATATGGCGGACCTTATGGAAATGAATAAACGACTGATGGAACAGCTTGGAACAAAGGAGACATCTAAAAACAGTAAATAATATGGGAATGTGGACAATTAGAGAAGAGCATGATGGATATGATCGTGACTTCGGAATGAGAGGAAGAAACGAGGTTGAAGAAGCCTATCGTGAAGGCTGCCGTCATGGTTATGAAAAGGCTATGAGTGAAATGCGTGGCGGTGGAATGGGATTCCGTGATAATGGACGTTATGACGGTGACGGCATGAACGAACGTCGTATGCCTGGCTATTTCCCTGAATCCCCTATGTACGGAGATATGGGAGAGCGCAGACGCAGACGCTCAAACGGTGAGTTCTATTAATCGTATGAGGGGAGAAATCCCCTCTTATTCTAAAAAGCAATTAATTATGGGACAAAGACTAGATACGTATGACAAGATGCCGCCGGCAATGAAAAATTATCTGTCATTATACGGTTGGCACTTCTCTAAGAAGATGTGTGAATGGGCTGTTTCTAAAATGGAGGTTGAGAACAAGACTACCAAGCAGGAGGAAAAGCTCGTTCCGATCAAAAAGGAAGAGGTGGAGGAGCTTCTGAAGAAATACGGAATTAAACTGGAGAAAGACGCCGGGTACGATTGCGTATATGTAGCCAATATGGCGAAAGCTGATTATTATAAGAGTTCCATCATGGATGAAGCCCATCTGGCGTTATTTGTGAAGGATTATATAGATGATCCAGACGGATATGACGGACTTCCTTTTACCCGTTTCTATGCAGATTGCATCGGAAGCGGCACACCTATAATATGGGATGATATGCTCTGATTATGATAGTTCAGGATTTCTACATACCGAAATATGATTGGAGAGTTAGGGTGTATTATGCCGTAACGACTTACTGGACCAGTGAGATTCTGTGCGAACTTCACCGTATCGGTTGTAGAGGGGAGGATTTCAAACAAGCGTACAGAAACCTCTCTTCCGGGGCTCTCAATACCGGTCTTACTTATTCGGACTTTGAGGACCGTGAGACTGTTATGGTAATTGCTCTCACTTCTTCCCCGGGAGAGTTCCAAAACTCATGGGACCACGAAAAAGGGCACTTGTGCCGGCATATCTCACAGGTGTTCAATATTGATCCCTATGGGGAGGAAGCCCAATATCTTTCCGGCGAGGTAGGTCAGAAGATGTTCCCAATAGCGAAGAACTTCTTGTGTGAACATTGCAGGAAAAACTTATGTCGAAGATATTAAGGGGCATTTTGTTAGAAATATATGTAACAGGCGAAAATGAGAGAAAAAGACTACATAGATGATTTGATTTCACAGGCCGACGACCGGTACCACTCGGATTTCTGCCGGCTCCTGCTTGTGATGCTATGGAACGCCTAGAAAGGTGGTTGTATTGGCTGATTCCCTTTGTGATTATTGCAAGGGTTGTATCTCTATGTTTGTCCCTGGTTATGTAACTGGGGATTTTTTATATCCAAATGTTAAAGTTTGATATAATCGAAACTTTTTAGCCTTAAAAGTTTGATATTACAAAAACTTTTCATATCTTTGTAACATCAAAATAAGAAACAAAGTATCAACAACTAAATAATAAAGATATGAAAACAATTATAGAAAAAACAGTAGAAGGTTTTGAGAATGCGATAATCAGTGAGAATGAAGAAAGCTGGTTTGTTGATCTCCGTACAGGTTTTGGAGAGGCTGAATACCCTAAATGCGACTTTACATTAGACCAAGCTATTGAAGATCAAATTAATTGGAAAATGGAATGATGATACGGGAAACAGTCAAAGAGGCAATGAAGCTCCGCAATGTCAAATCAAAGGATCTTGCGGAGCATGTAGAAGTAACAAAGAGTACCATGTCCTTGTTTCTTAACGGAAAAACGAATTTAGGACAAGAGAAGATTGAAAAGATTCTGGATTTTTTGAATATAAAGCTGGTAATAACTCAGTAAGATGGAAGAAGAAAACAAATACGATCAAGAATCGATCAGAGAGCTGCTCTCATGGGCTCAGAATACATTAAATAACAAGACCTACCCGGAAGGAGAGTTGGTCCTGGACAAATGCATCAAAGTAATAGACTGCAAAAGTCATATAGAGGCAATGATCCAGATGATCTCTAAGAACTGGGAGAATCCGACGTTTTACCCTACCATTGAGATGTTCCGGAAATTTAGAGAGAAATTGGAAGAAATATAA